TCAATAATAGCATTACGTACATTACTTCCCTGGGGAATAAGTGTAGGCATATCACTAATATATCCATTTCTTACACCTGTTAATTTAGCCATTAAGTCTAAACCTTCAAAAGATAAAGCATTTGTAGAAGCATCATAAGCCCATGTGGGAGTATTAATAATATAAATACCCAAATTAACCCACTGCCATTCCTGTGTTAAGAAATTAAACTCAGAAACAAAAATCTGAATGTACTTATCTAACCAAATTTTTCCACCACTCTTAATCTCAAATTCATTCCTATCATCTACAACTAAGGTAATGTTGCAAGACCTTCGCTGGTCATTATTAGCATCAACATTAATGGTTCCACTTACAACATTACCTGTTATTTCGTCTACAATCTGATAAGAATAATTGAGTAGATTAATTTTTATCTGACGATTTTTAACTCTTTGCTTAGTAACTGTGTATAAATCTTGATTTATTATTAAAGCCATTTATTAATCTACTCCTTTCTTTATTTATTAATTGTAGAAGTATCAACCGATGGTTCAATCAATCCCAGTGACATTAAATCACTTTCTGAATTGGCATCTCCTACCTCTACATACTCAAAGTTTACATCAATTTTACCCATACCCCAGCTACTATTATAACTGGTAGTTGGCTCTCCAATTGGCATAATAAGCCACACATTTCCGTTCCAATCCTTTAGAATTTTCGCTTTATTATTTGTAATAAAGTCAATTAATTCTTTACCTTGCTGTACAATCGCCATTCTATTTAAGACTCTAGTTTCATCATAATCTTTAGGAAGAATCGTTCCACTTACACTACCAGAGTGATAATTCGTTAAAGCGTTTGATACTACAATAGGATACTGACTACCAAAAGCTTCAAATACTCCTACTTTTTTCACACGTTTTGCACTACCATAAGAAACCCCAGCATAATATTTGTATATAGTATCCTTATCACATAAGAACACTCCTGCAAATTGGCTGGTAATACTATTGGTTATATAATCTCCTTCTGCTCCATTTAAAATTGGAACCAAAGCATACTCATAATCCACAAAATTTCCGTTAAGATAATCCCTAAACACGAAGTTTAAATCATCAAATGTTTTAACTGGAACTGTTTTCAAAGTTACCCAGTTGAAAGTTCCTTTTATTCTTCTCTTTACTTTGATAGCTGTCAAATAATCCAATAAGAAATCAACGTTACCACCATTGATATTACCATTAAAATTAGCATTGATAATATCCAAATAAGCCCATTCTAAAGGCTCAATAGGAGAATATTCGGCTGTTACATTATTGGTCAAATGAAAATAATCGTAAATACCATTCTGTAACTTAATGCTAGTTATGTTATTTACACTACTAGGTGATGGGTCGAGGGCGTTACTATCTTGTACGAAGTTGTAACCTACGAAACTAAACATTCTCTCCACCTCCTATAACTTTGGCTACGGGGATTACAGGCCCTAAATTAACCAACATAATATCGTATATATTTCCAATCCTTCTTACCCATAAAGTTAAATAATCAGTGTCAGCAGGAAGGGGAATATAATTACTATATCTAAAGTAAATATCTCCTGTTATAGCATTATTAGTACACCATAACTCTACATAAGTTTTTAAAGTAGTTTCATTTCTATAATAACCATGTCTATAAGTAAAGGTTATTTTTTGTCCTATATTATTGTAAAAATAACTGATTTCTGTATCAGGATTCATGTCACGCATCCACCATTGTGCAGTGAAATCTCCATTTGCCTGGAATCCGCTCACCCATCTTACCCAATGCCCCTCACCTCTTAAGTCAATTTCTTGACCTGTAGCATTGTCGATAAATATAGGTGGAGAAGGATTACTTTCACCTTCAATAATAGAAATAATAGATTCTCCTGTAATATATCCTTCTTTACAGTCATTTGTCAATCCTAAAATACCAAAAACAGAAGGACTAGAATAAGTTACTGTAAACAAAGTCTGTCCTGTAGTAACTAAAGTTCCATTGACTGTATACCCCTTTACCTCTATATAATAAGAAGTTCTATCATCAAAACCTGTTAATAAATAAGATAATGATAACGGAGGTGTCCCGGCCCCAGGATAAATTTCTCCACTGTTATTTATTTCACTATGATTTGAGTTATATAAAATAACAGAATAGTAATTTAACAATTCTCCTTGTGCCTGATTATAAGTAAACTCAAATAAAAAACTTGAAGCATTTATAATCAATGTAGGAGGAATATTAGTAAAAGTTAAAGTGGGTGCACTATAACACCAAAACTGTATAGGTTCACTAGGAGTACTTGCTTCTCCTGTAGCATCATAAGCAATAATAGAAGCATTATAATATGTTCCATTAGTTAAAGTTCCACCAGGAACAGTATGCTCAAATTTAAAAGTCTCTACAGAATTTTGATAAATTATCTGATTGGTGGAATTATTTCTTATAGTAAGCTGATTTTTTACTACCTGATTACCCCCAACAGAATAAAATGTAAATGTAGCTGGTTGAGTAGCATCAAATGCTATCATTGCATTAAGTATTGGTTTTGTTACCATTTATTCACCTTCTTTTTTATTGATATCTAATACAATACAAAACGGCTACATTGGTAGGTCGTGCACTATATGCATATGAAGTTGCAACTCCACTTCCTAGATTCCATACAGCATTATACATATCTGTATATACTCTGTTTGGAGTAATATAACCTATATCTGGATTTTCTACCATATTGCTTACTCCTTGTACACTAGTTTCCAATGTTAATGTATTCATATTGCCGCCATTTCCAAAAGACCAAAATTTAGGTATTTTTGTAGCGTCTTGATGTTTACCTATAGGCCCTGATACACCAGATTCATTTCCTTTATTTCCATATCCTCTTAAAAATTCACCTCTTAAATCAGGAACCGCAAAGGTGGTAGAACCATCCCCACCAAAGAAATTTGTAGTTCCAAAATGATTCTTTATATGAGTAGATAAATCAGTATAATCCTTTATATTATAAACAGTCCCATCACAAGTCAAAAAATTAACAGGAGTGCTAGTACCCATATAAGAAATAATTTCTCCTATTACTCCTATACTTCCACCTCCTACTTGCTTAAGCCCCCCCCCAGATATATACATATTACTTGTCTGTCCTTGAGGATAAGTTACTTTTACAATATCATTAGTTGTTAAAGTAGTTCCATTGTAATTAGGAATATTATCATATTGTTTTCCATCCATCTCTATTTTAACAGTTTTATCATTATTTACATTTATTACTCTTGCTGTTTTAGTTATATCTCTATTGCATTTTTCAATTTCTTGCCTAGCAATAATTCTCATTGCATCTAATAATTCTTTATTTATATCAAAATTACCTGTCATAACTTTCACTCCTTTTTTTATGTAAGGAGGTGAGGTTTAAGACCTCTTTCCTCCCATTTGAATTGCCTGATTTTTAATATTCTTCAATTCGCTAATAAAACTATCTGCATTAGTTACATTAGGTAATACTAGACTATCAAATGCATAAGAATACTGCGTTGAACACTGTTGATTACCAGGATTGTGTGTAAGAGCATTAATCCATTCTCTAGGTGAATATTGTCCTAATTTCATAAGATTCTCAGTCAAATGATTAGGAACAATACCATCAGCTTCATTTACACCACTACCTAAAACTCTTAATTCTCTACCTTTTTCTCCTACCATTGTAAGTCCATGACCAGTTGTAGTGCCATTAGCGGCACCAGGGCCATGAGAAGAATCACTAGAATCCCAATGTCCACCACTACCAGCATGGTCGCCAGGGCCAATAGTTCCACCACCGCCAGCAGAACCACCACTGCCTCCTGTACCATAATCATAATCATCATCATCGTAATCATCGTCATAATCTCCCCTACGTTTTAATTGAGAAAGAATACTGTTATAACGGTCAACATAATCTTGTAAATTTCCTAAACGTTTTTCCCAGTTTTCACCTTCAAGTGAAATACCTAAAACCTGTTCAGCAATAAGTTTGTTCTGTTGTTCTGTATAGGAATTAACCATGTCTTTCCATTCATCCCTATACTTTTCCCAATACTTAATCTGTTCCTCTACACTTTCAATTGTAGCATCTCTAATATCTTCTAATCGTTTAATCTCTTTCTTAGTATCCTGTTCTTTCTGATACTGTGTAAGAGCGGCTTTGGCTTCATCTACGGCAGACTGGTCATTTTCATAAACAAAACCTACACCTTCACGATAAACTCTAATCTTTGTATTCTGAGCTTTGGCTAAAGCTTCTAACTTTTCCTGCAATTCAATTTCATCATTTAAAGCATCTTGTGTTTCATTAATTTTATCTATCTCTGCATTGTATTTATCTTCAATAGCTTTCTTTTGTTCTTCAAGAGCGTCAATCTCTTTTTGAGCTAAAGAATCAATATAATTAAATGCTGTCTCATAACGAGACTTCTGTTCATTTAACCAATCAGTTTCTTCATCCCATTCTTTTTTACGCTGTCTCTTACGTTCTTCTGCCAAATCTTTCATTTTCTTTTTCTTAAAAGCGTAAATTTCTTCTTCTATATCTTCACTCTGTGCCGCATAAATAGGGTCTTGAGCATAATATTTTTGTCTTAATTTCTCAAGTTCTCTATAATAAGTTTCTTGAGAAATCAAATCCATAGCTAATTTATGGTCTAAAGCATCTCTTTCTAATTCAAAATTTGCTTTAGTACCAGATACCATTCCCTTTTGTATTTTAGCTGTCCAGTCTCTATATTCTTCTGCATATGCTTCATTATTTGCATAAAATTCCTGAACTATTTTATCTACTTCTTTCCAATAACCTAGTTCAGTAACATCTCCCATATCAAATTTAAATTTAATTTCACTGATACGTTTTTCAAATTCTTCTTTGTATGCTTTGGCGGCTTCTTTAGCGGCTTTTTCAGCACTATCTTTTCCGCCACCTCCACCTTTTTTCTTACCTCCGCTTGTATCTATAGAAATTCCGTCAAACAAATGTGCAAGTAAATCGTCCTGTTGTTTCTTTTGATATGCTTCTATTTGTGCATCAAAATCATGACCATAATTTCTAGTTCCATCTCCTGTATCACCGCTTATACCACTTTTTAAAGTATTAGCAAAAGCTCCTAAACTTCCTATAAGAGACTTAAAACCTTTTGCACCTTCAAAAGCTTTTTGACCTGCTTCAATAGCCGCATCTCCTGCTTCTGCAATTCGCTGAGTAGCCGCCATTCCTGCCGTTGCAGTATCGTCCAACGAAGAAGATAAGGTATCTACTCCTGTTGCCGCTGTTACT